TATCAACTCGCAGCTTGGCGTTGGCAAGGTACATCTCGTTCATCTTACCCTCTGTGAATTGTCGGTAGTCAATAAACTGCTGCAAGAGTAGGTCTGCGTAATGGCAGCTCATAACGTGGTGGAGGATGTCATCTTGTACCTCTCTGCCTTTTGCTTTGTCTGCTGCTTGCTGCGCCAACCACATCGCAGTACCTGCAAGCATCAACTGCTTCTCCCTTATGTAAAGGTCGTGGCTATCGTCAGAAGGGTACATCGCTCGCAGGTGTTTCATCCGTTTTTATCGGCAGCAAGTTACGCCCGTTTATGACAAACCCTACGTTACCTAAAACACTCTGCAAAACAAGCGGAGTTTCAAGGGGCGTTATGCGCCCTCCCGACTCCATCTCCTTGACCTTCCGAACGTGGATGTGCGTGTAAATCCAATCGGTTTCGTGTGCAGCGAATCGGTGAATCACGATTACGCAGTCTGATCTGTTGCCCCACTTACCGCCACCTTCAATGTCTGATGTGTTTGGCGGCATCGCCATCCCCTCGTACTTGTGGCCTTTGTAGAATGTCTTGCGCATCGCTTCGGTTACAGGGTGCGCGTTTACGATTGTAGTGACGTTGTTCTGATGTGCAAATACCCGAAGGGCAGATGCTACCTCGTAGTGGTATTCGTGCATCCCTGTCTTGCCTAATTTCTTTTGGTCTGTTGATAGGGAGTTGTATGGGTCAATTAAAGCCCCTGTGTAGTTCCATTCGTTCTTGACGGAGTTCATTATTTCAAGAAGTTCAAAGGCAGTGAATAGCCTGTTGCCGTCTATGAATTGGAAGTACTCGTTGATGAAGTCCAACTTGCGGTACATCATCCCCTCATCAATCCCTTGAATGGGTTTGCAGACAAGGAACTCAATAAGCTTGCGCTTTAGGCTTGGCACTTCGTTCTCTGCGGAGTATATCAGCCACTTCTTGCCGAAGTTGTACGACTGCAAAAGCATAAGATAAAGCAGGGTGTGGGTCTTGCCCACGTTAGCGTGGCCTACTACAACCACGAACTCACCTTCTTTGAGGCGCAGGTATTGGTCTACTTCATAGACACCGAGCTTACCTGTGTCATAGTACTTGCCCTTGAGGGCGCGTTGGAGGTATGGTAACGAAGACTCGTTAGAAAGAAGGTCGGGGTGTATCATTGATTCTGATTGGTTAGCAAATATAACAAAATAGTTGACATAAAAAAACCCCTCCGTAGAGGGGCTTCACACAACGACCTATTAAAAACCAATCAGAAAGGGTCGTTGCGATTTGCGAAATGCTCGGTGTGTGAGGCAGGGGCAGCACTCTGCCCTGTCATCCAAGCGTTAAACGTCTCTGCGTTAGCAAGGATGGTGTTGACATCGTGTTGCGCAGCACAAGCGTACTCAACCGCAGCCTTCAAAGCAACCTGTCGGATGATTGAAAGTGAGCGCTCATCGTTATTTTTAGGCGCAGATGGAGCTGATTGGTTATAGCCTCCACCACCACCAAAAGCATTGGCTCGTTGGATTTTCACCGTACCCTTTTCATTCTTGGTGTACTCGACGTCTTCGCCTACGGCATAGGGTGGGGTCTGTGATTTTGCAAAGGCAGTTCCAAAATCCCCCGTGTCGAAACGGATTTCAAGTTTGTGTAAATCCTGCCACATTCCTGTGGGGGTGATAGAAATAATTTTAGGCATAGTATAGATTGGTTTTAGATAAATAAAATTGATTGCTGCTGCAAAACCTCAATACGAGCTTCAAGCTCTTGTATCTTGTTTTGTAGTGCTTGGATTTGTGCTTGTTGCACTTGCACCATCTCGGTGTAAACGTCTGAACTGAAAGATAAAGTCATAACTGATTGGTTTTAAGTTATGCAAATATACAACTTATTCTGATACCAACAAACCTGTGAAGGTTATTTCTGCCGTGTCCTTCCCAATACTTTGATCGTGAACCAACTTTAAGGAATGCACATATTTGCGTGAGTCATCCTTTACGCCACCCCAAGTCTTAAATGTGTCAAGGGCAAACTTCACCGCCATTATCGCATTGTCAATATCGTATCGGTAGTTCACCTTGCAATGGATGTGTACGTCTTTTATCTCCTGCAGGTCATATTTATCAAGCTGCGACATCACCTCTTTAGATACCAACTCCTTTGCCTTCACACGGGAAGTCCAATGCTTTGATGCATAGAAGGCGTTGAGGCTTGGAACCTTGCCTACGACAATCTTGTAGGTCAATTATCGGGTATCAGATATCCGCATTGGATGGCGAAGTGCAGGTCTATCTTGGCAATCTCACCGAGTAGCTCCTGTTCTTTATACTTCGCCTGTTGGCGAGCTTGGTATGTGGCTTCGCAGTTAGACATCAGCGTAGCGCACTCCTCGAGGATAAAGTCTATCTTCCTGCGCTTGGCAGGGTTAGTATAGTACTGCATATCGGCCTGTTGTTGTTTGGCTTCCTTCGCTTGTTGCGCTAATGGTTTGCTGCTCATCCTGTCGTTCAAGTTCAAAATTTAGGTGAGCGATGGCCTTGCGGATGTCATCGCAGATAGGGTTGTGAGGTTTCTTCCCTGCTCTCATTAGGTAGGTGAGGGCAGTTCCAAGATTGTAATTATCAGGTTGGAAGTCCATCACCACATCCTTCGCCTCTATCTTCAACGTCTTGCCGATGTAGTACTTTGGTGTCATTAGCCAAAGGTACGTCATCCCAATAAATGTAGATGTGGTCATTCATTATTTAGAATCATTACAAATTAGCATAAGGACTTGCGTATGTAAATTTTATTTTGTTTTTTTTACAAGTTAACTTAGTTAGTTACTTAACTTAATCAACTTACAAGTTGATATTAGTTAGTAGTTAGTCAACTCTTAACTTTACCAAACAACTTAAAGAAAAAGAAACTAAACAAAGAAAAAGAAAGAAGTTGCGTTCTAACGCATCCAAATACCTAAAGGTATAGAACTATACCCTTTCGCATATAAAGTCGCTTAAAACGCCCCTAATGCATCTTAAAGCGTATAATTACTCGGTGAGTTTATCTACCCAACGCTTCACGATGTAGCCACCCACCAAAACAAGGGCGAGCATCGTAAGCCCTCCCTCCAAAGTCCATCCCCTCTGCTTCTTCTCCTTCGTTAGAATCTTGGTTTGTGTAACTCTGATCGTATCGGGCAAGCACGTTGCCTCAACGTACACCTTTCGGTCTATGTACTGAAGCTGAAGGCGTACCTTGTCTTGGTAGATGGTCGTGTCCTTGTAGAGTTCGAGCGTGTCGGTCAGGTACTTTGTCTGCGTGACAATCACCGTGTCCCTTACAACTACACTCTGAAGGACGGGTTTCACAGTAGCGCAACTGCTAAGAGCCGCAAGAGTCGCAGTCAGCAGGATTATCCACATTGCAAGTCGGTTGGGGTTTAGTTTCAAGGGAGTCAAGCCATTCATCAAAAGAGGAGGTATTTAGTTTTGCCATTGTGCTTTACTGCTTTTAGGATTTGTTTTCGGTTCTTGCTACTTGAGTAACTAACGTGAACCCACGATGGCGCAGTATCAGAGCCAAATTCCCAAATCAGTTGGTCAAAGTCTAAATTGTCTTTTATCCAATGAAATAAAACCTCGTTGCCACCATCAAACTTTAGGTCGGCTGCTTGAGCCTGCACGTGCTGCGAGGTCTTTGCTCCACCTACTTTGCTATTCACCGCAGGGCTGCGGTATGCACTCGTTACTTTTACCGCACCCAATGCATCTCTCGTGGGTTGTAAGACGTTTTCTGCAAGCGCACGGAGGTTGGGTTCTAAATGCTTGGGTAAGGCGTTAGGAAGCCCTGTTTTTGTAGCAGTCAGTTCTTGGAGGGTAAAGTTCTTAGTCACGTTTATAATATCAAAAGTTGTCGGTTTTACACATTATGCTCATTTGACTTTACACTTTGCATTTTTTGCATAGTGCTTGAGTTTTGTGCAAAATTCATTCAGTTTAATAATGTGTCGTATGTTGCCCTAAAGGGAAACTTCAGAACTACCGACCCTGCGACTTGTAGGGCTTGGCGTAGTTCTTACTCGCTTTGTTGGCAGATGCACTCTTGGAATGCTTGCCTCGCTTCTTGCTCTTACTTATTCGTTGGCTTACCGCCTGTTGCTTTGCCATCGTCTTTAGGGTCTTTCAAAAACATAAGGGCAAATGCACCCATCATAAACGCACTAACCTCCGTGAGCGTGGCCTTCTCGTAAAACACAAGCACAAAACAAAGGCCGATAATAATCAGCCCAAGTAGAGTAGTCTTCGGATTGCCGAAGATGCGCTCAATTAGCACCTTTGTCCTTCTTGTAGTCCCTTCGCCACTTCCAAAGAGTGTACGCAAGTGAGGTTACAAGTACGGCTAAACCCAACATTTGATGGGCGTAGCTTACGAGAAGTCCTGCTCCCGTTAAAGACCAAGACGTGATTACGCTATCAGCCGACTCCTTTGTCATCTTTGTTTAGGGTGTTCTCGTATGCAGATACCAAGACACGAACCTCATCTAATTGCATTAGTAGATTCGCCTCTTGCTGCTTTAATGCATCAAGCCGTTGTTGTAGGTGTTCCATTGGGTTTATTTTGCCCAAAGATACTTTACTCGCCTTCTGCTACAACAACTTCCTCAACCACTACGGGTGGAGTTGGAAATTCTGCACCAATCAAAGTCAGTCCCAACGTGGCGCAGGTGTACTGAACCAAGTAGTAGTTGTCTTGACCCCAATCTGCAAAGTCCTCACCTGCCAAAAGCAAAGTGCCATTGTAGATTTGTTGGTTGCTCTCGTCTACAAGGTTGTAGAAAAGTTGGCAAGAAGTAGCATCAGCAGAAAAACCGCCTGCTGCTACATTGATTGCAACGGCCTCTCCTGCGATGCCGAGCGATGTGGGTTGAATTGTGTAAGCCATATTTTTAGTTTATTAAAGTGTCCAAGATGCTTCTGACATTCCTTCAGCAAAGAAGTGAATAGTCGGAGCTGCGCCCGTGTAAGTTACTGTTATTTCAATTACATAACCCGTATTATTGTATGCGGCCGAAATGCCTGTAACATTAGCATTAGCAGACGATGAAATCGCTGTAAAGGGGCTTGTACCCCCGTATGATACACTAATACCAAATGAAGCCGTTGCGAGGTTGGATACATCTTGCCTTGCTATAACGTGAACAATACCTTGTGTGCTGAATCCCGAAGTAAAGATTTTTACAGGTGAACCACTTGCCGCTGCAGTTACGCTACCTTGAATGAATTGCTTTCGGAATGTTCCTGCGCCTTGATAGTGATACGCTCCGCTTAAAACGCTAATTCCGTTTACATCCAACTTCGCAGAAGGCGTACTCGTGCCGATGCCTACGTTGCCTGCTTGTAGGCAAGTAAGGATGTTGGTTGATGTGCTAAAATTTCTTATACTCATTGAGGCCGCACCCGAAGGGGTGTGCAATGAGAAGTATCTGACATCGTTATCACCAAAAATAACATCGTGAGCAGCAGTACTTGACGCTAACAAAACACCCGAAGAAGTGGCATCAAAAGCCCTTCCGCTACTATTGTTAAATGTGTTGTTAGCAGTTGTGGATATGCTTGCCGCACTTATGCTGCTTGATACTCCAAAAGTACCCGATACATCTAAAGTCGCAGATGGAACCGCTTTGTTAATACCAACTCGGTTGTTGGTTGCATCAACCACAAGAGTAGTCGTGTCAAACGTAGCGTTGCCCGTTACCGCCAAAGTTCCTGCGATAGAAGCAGCAGTCGTTGACAAAGACAAGGTTGAGTCATTGCCCAAACCATCGCTTAACGCCTTTAGCGTACCGCTTAATGGCCCGTTGTCCGTAACCTTAATAAGGCTATCGTATGTGTCCTGTGGGGTTGTCCCCGTTAATGTTGTTCCCATTTCTAATTATTCCAAGTTGTTGACCAAGTATTCCAAATTTCTTCTATCAACTGCCAAGCACCTTGCTCGTTGTTGCCGTAAAGGTTAGTAGTAGGATGACCATAAGACAATGGCTGAACCATACCCCAAGAGATACTATTCGTTGCTGCTGCTTGACCCCAATAGATGTCATTGTTTGCTGCTCCTTGTCCCCAATCGCCTTGAACTCCCATTGTCTAAATAACTCTTTAACTTCACAATGTTGCTACGCTTCGGAGTGTAGGTCTGTTTCTTGCTACTCATAAAACCCAAGAGCTGAAGTTAGAGTCAGTATCGGGGTAAACGTCAGCGTTGTTGTTGCTATTGTATTCGGGGAATGAGGCTTGGTTGTAGCTCATATATGTGATGAACCTATCCGTATAATACTGCGCCAAGTCGCGAGCCTTGCCGACCAAATAGTCAACCTCTATCTTTTCTGCCGTTGTGCTATTCTCGGAGTTGTGCTTGAACACCCCACCGTTGCCGATGGTATAAGCAGCAAAAGGCAAGTACTCCACCATCGCGTAGTGAATCAACATCGGCTGCAAGTAGTCGTTCACCAACGCCAAGTAAGGGTTGGTAAGAGTATTGGCGATGATGTCATTGCTGATCTTGTCGTAGAGTTTCGTTCCAGTATAGTTTTGCAGGTGTATCTCCTGTGCTATCTTGATGAACTGGATGAACTTGTCCGTGTCCACGTTACCGCCTATTGCGGTGTTGCGAACCAAGTCCTCTCTTTTAATGAATAATGCCGTTGCCATATCTTATCGTGGGTTTATAAATCCTTGATTGGGCATATCAACAGGTCGCTTCGCTACGTTTGTAGGATTGGTCTCAAGTACCACGCCCTCCTTCTTTGCCTTGTTTACACTCACCTCTGCGTTGGGATTGCCTACATCGGGAGTTACGCCTTCGCCTTTTGCCAAGTACGTCTTGCGCATCCAAAAGTGATGGCACCTTGCACCGCCCTTGTAAAGCCATATTGAATAGGTTGGACTGCCGTTTGCTCCAAAGCCTACTCCGTTAACAGATACATTGTTTACTACCTGACCACTCATACGCAGGATGTCCTCCTTGCGGTATACCTTGCCTGCTGATACCATCTTCTTGCAGAACTCACGGCTATTGGTCTTTGTAGTTTCGGGAGCGTAAGCATAACGAACCTTGTACCTCTTGCCTTCTTCAGTTACTCCGTCTTGGCTACTCTTGGCGTTAGGGAATGCTGATCCTGTTGATGCAAAAGCGTACTTGCTTAATGCCTGCTCCGCATCGTAGTCAACGGGTCTTTCATCTACAAGCTCCCATTCATCTTCGTTGATGACCTCACCCAATATCTCAAGCTCTGCGAACATAGCATCAAAATGCTCATCAGTCGGCTCTTGGCTTGACAACTTCACGCCAGTCTCCTCCTCACGGGTCTCCATATCCATAGGAGTCACTACGTCTTCCGTAAACTCTAAAGGCTGAAGGGTCTTGAAGTACAAGTTTAGGCTGATGTCATTGTACGCAAGAATCATATCTATGCCGTCAATGATAATCTCCT